CCAGCCAGATAGCCTATGGTCTTGCAGGCGAGATCGAGAGCTGGTGCGCGGGCGTGGGGCTGAACCACACCGCGGTACCCGCCACGACCCTGAAGAAGTGGGCTACGGGCAAGGGCAACGCGAACAAAGACGCGATGGTCAGGATCGGACGAGAGCGCTTCGAGCGGTGCGGGGTGCGCCTGACGACCGACAGCGACGACGAGGTGGACGCGCTCTGGCTGCTGCACTACGCGGTCCTGGAGTGGGGCACGGCTGAAAAACAATCAGCCGAGGGGAAGGTGGCGCCGTGGTAACCCCCGCTGACCAGTTCGCCGAGGCGTGCCGGGAGGCGTTGCCGGCTCACCGCTACTGCGATGACACCTGGTACTCGTGCCCGCAAGAGCCCAACGAGGGCTGTGCAGATGAATCACGGGGCGACAAATGCAACTGCGGGTACGAACGGTTGATGGTCCATCTCCGCACGATGGCGCGGGCGTTCGCGGACCGTGAATGCGAAGTAGAGTTCGGGCCGCTTCACTCTGCGCTCGTGGCGCATTCTGAGCACGTCGCCGCCTTCTTCAAGCGGTGCGGGCTGGAGGGAAACGATGGCCGCTGAGGCGATCTGTGACGGATGCGGAAAGCGCGCACCGATGGAGTACGGCGGGCACAACTGGCATAAACCTCCCTCTTGGTTTGAGCGTTCGGATGACGACGGACCACAGACCGCGTGCAGCCGTGAATGCATCGACAAGATCGCAGCGCAGACCGGCAAGACTCGCTGCATTCTCCCAATCTGAGGAGTCCGACAATGAGTGAGGTCGAGAAGGCGCTGGCGGAACTGGAACGAATCGATTTTGAGTACGATAGGTCGGTCAGTGAACTAGCCGCTGAGAGCGCATATCGACAGGCCGCGACGGTCGCTCACCGCCTCGCCGCCGTCCACGCCGAGAGCGCAATCGGGCATGAGGCGAATTGCCGATGTGTCGGAGAGCATCAGCGACTGGAGGGAAAGGGTGGAGAGGTACACACGGTCAAGATCGCCTCATGGACCGACCCTCTCTGCCTCCCCAGCCTGAAGCGAGTGGCCATCATCCGGGCGGAGGCGAGGGTGGAGGCGCTGTCTAGCGGAGGCTGCGAAATTATCGTCGAAAATCACCCGCGAGACTGCCGCCTCGGGCCAGACGATTGCGAGCACTGCAAGATCGTGCGTGATCATGCCGACGCCCGCGCCGAGCTGGAGAGGCTGAGGGAGAAGTAGTGCCATACCTGAGCCCTCACCCCTGCCGCTACCCAGGCTGTCCGACCATCCTCCCCATCGACGACCTCGCGTTCCACGTCGAAGACCCTTGACGATCGAGCGGGCGTAGGGCTACCCTGACCTGCGTGAGACGCGCCAAACAATCAAAACAGGCCGCGTTCGCGGTCGAGATGGTTCCGATTGGGAACCTGGAGCCCGCCCCGTACAATCCCCGCAAGATCAAGGCCGCGGCCCTGCAGGCGCTCACTGAGGAGCTGCGGGCGTACGGCCTGGTGGAGCCTCTGGTGGCCAACAGGCGCGCGGACGGCCGCCTGGTGGTAGTAGGGGGCCATCAGCGCCTCAAGGCGGCCCAGGCGCTGGCGTGGGCGTCCGTGCCCGTACGCGTGCTCGAGGTCGACGAGGTCCGGGAGAAGGCGCTCAACGTGGCGCTGAACAACCCAGCTCTGCAGGGGGAGTGGGACCAGGACCGGCTCGCCGGCCTGCTGAAGGACCTGCCGTCGATCGACGCCAACCTGGCGGGCTTCTCGGAGTCGGCGCTCGTCCGGATTCTTGGTGCTCCCGAAGCGTGCGATGATGCACCTCCGCTGCCGCGGGAACCGAGAACGAAACCTGGCGAGCTGATCGAGCTGGGCGCCCACAGGCTCCTCTGCGGAGACGCGCGGCAGGCGCAGTCGTACTCGATCCTGTTCGACGGCCATGGTCCTGCGGTGTGCCTATGGACCGATCCTCCGTTCGGGGTCCGGTATGTCGGGGGGACCCGCCGCAGGATGACGATGGAAAACGACGAGGAAGAGCAGACCGAGAACCTCCTCGCTTGCGCTTTCGGCGCGGTCAACAATCACTTGTCCCGTGGCGCCTCGGCGTATGTTTGCAGCCCATCGGGCCGCGGATATATGGCCTTCCTGCGCGCCTTCACCTCCGTCCCGTGGGACTATCGACAGGGCCTGATCTGGCGGAAGGATGCAATGGTCCTCGGCCATTCCGACTATCACTACGTCCACGAGTCGATTCTGTACGGCTTCACTCCGGGCGATGGCCGCCGTGGCCATGGCGGCGACGGATGGTACGGAGGCTCCGACCAGGTCAGTGTGTTCGACGTGCCGCGCCCGAAAGCGTCGCGGGAACACCCGACCATGAAGCCAGTCGCTCTGATCGAGGCGCACCTGCGCAACAGCACCAAGGCCGGCGATATCGTGCTCGACCCATTCGGAGGCAGCGGATCCACGCTGATCGCCGCCCACCGCCTCGGCCGCCGGGCGTTCCTGATGGAGATCGACCCTGCGTACTGCGATGTGATCCGAGACCGCTATGCGGCCGCCTGCGGCTCAGGAGCCTGACCATGGCGGGCGCACGCGGCAGAAGCGGCGGTAGAAGGACCGGGGCCGGCCGACCCTTCGGCAGCGTCGGCGGGCGCAAGCGCGGCGCCCTGAATATAACGACGCGAGAGGCGAAGTCTCTCTATCAACAGCACACAGCAGCCAAGGCTAGGGCGCTTTACAGTCGCGACCCGCGATCCATTACCAAACCATCGGAGGTCGACGCCGACGCCGCAGTCTCGTTAGTCGTCGATATTCTGACGGCCCTGGCGATCAAGGGAGACGCCCGGGCTGCGATCCAGCTCGATGAGCGACTCCATGGGCGCATCCCGTACCAGGTCGGGGGCACGGACGAGACGCCGCCGATCCAGATCCACCACGGGGGCGAGATCCCGGCCTACAAGGTCGTCCCCCCCCGCCGGCGTCCTCGAACTCGCTGACGACCTCTACGACTACCAGCTCGATCTCATCTTCGACGACGCCGAGGAGACGGCGACCGTCTCGACCCCGCAGGTCGGCAAGACGGAAGCGACCGCCAACTGGGCCGTCAAGCAGGCCCTCGAGGAACCTCGCTCCCGCGGCTGGTGGACCGCCCCGACCTACACCCAGGTCATGGACGGTTTCGACGCGTGCGTGCAGGTGCTGGGGTCCAGCGGGCTCGCGCACGTGCCGCACCGCGGCAGCAAGCCGCCGTGGATCTTCATCCCGGCCGTCCGCTCCATCATAGAGTTCCGCTCTTGGCACAAGCCGGAGAACCTGTCCGGGCGGACCGTGCACTGGCTCGTCGTCGACGAGGCGCACGCCGTCACCCGCATGGTGCGCCTGCTGCTCGAGCAGCGCATGATGGCGACCCTCGGGCCGCGCCGGTACATCGGCAACGCGACCGTGCAGGGTACAGAGTGGGAGGACATCTGCCGCACCGCGAAAGAAGTCGGGACCTTCCGCCACTGGACATGGGAGCACCGCTATCGGGCCCTCGTGGCGCAGGGGTTCGACCGAGAGGCCGCGGCGTACAAGGCGCGCCACGACCGCGCCCTGGCGACCTGGCCGCGGTCGGAGTACGACCGCGTGTACGGCGCGAAGTGGGTGGTCGCGGAGGAGACGATCCTGGCGCCGTACATCGACGGGGTGTTCACCGCCGAGTGGGACAAGACCCCCCACCCGGGCCACGATTACATCATCCCGGTGGATGTCGGCCTGGTGGACGACTACACCGTGGCGCTGCCGATCTGCGTGACGTGCGTGCGGGCGAGCTGGTACTACCGCGAGCGCGGGGACAGCGCGGCGCCGGCGCCGGGAAGCCTCGGAGGCGACACGCTGGAGGACCGCCTGGCCGTCATCGGGCGGCACTGGAACAATGGGCTGGTGGTGATCGAGCGCAACAACGGCCAGAAGCTGCTGGACGACACGACGAAGGTCTACGCCCGCACGCAGGGATGGTGGACGGACGAGCTCAGCAAGCGGCAGGCCATCCTGGAGTGGATCAAGCTGGCGCGCACGGGGGGATTGACACTGCCGAACGAGGAGACGATCATACGAGAGCACAGGCGGTTCAAGAGCGTCCGCGGCAAGACGGGCAACTGGAAGTTCTCGGCGCCGTCGGGAGAGCATGATGACACCGTCATGGCTGGAGTGATCGGGATCGGGTCGCTGTTCACCGGCCCGGGCGCGTACCTGAGGATGCTGCAGGGGCAGCTCGAAGCGAAACGGAAGCGCGCCGAGGAGAAGAAGAATGCCGCGTGACGTACGGGCCATCCGGCGCACGCCGCTCACGCCGCCCACCCACATGCTGGTCGGACTCGACGGCCTGCCGCTGACCCGCACCCCCGACCCCGGCACGCCGCTGTCACCGTCTCTCGCCCCGCCGGCTCGACCCCGCCACCTGGTCCCCTGGGCCGGCTACAACCTCAGCATCACGCCGCGGCAGGACGCGCGCCGCAGCCTCACCCCGTTCGAGACCCTCAGGCACCTGGCCGACGCCTGCGATCCGGTCCGCATCTGCATCGAGGATCTGAAGGGCCAGGTGCGCGGTTTCACCCACGGGTGGAAGGCCAAGGAGGGAGTCAGCCAGAGCCAGGAGTCGGCGATCGCCGCGATGAACCAGCAGATGCGCCGCCCGGACGGCCGCAACGAGTTCAACACCTGGCTGACCATGGCGCTGGAGGAGATCCTGGTCACCGACGCGCTCGCCCTCTATCGGTGGAGGAGGAGGAACGGAGATCCCATCGGGATGCTCCCCATCGACGGCACCAAGGTCAAGGTGCTGGTGGACGACCTGGGGATGACGCCCGAGCCGCCGGCGCCGGCCTACCAGCAGATCGTGGACGGCGTAGTGGAGACCGAGTTCACCACCGCCTGGGGTCAGCCCGACCCGTTCGACCCGAGCGGGCTCCCGAAGTACGAGCTGTCGTACCGGCCCAAGAACGTACGCACGTGGACGCCCTACGGCCACAGCCCGGTCGAGAGGTTCCTGCTGACCATCCAGCTGATCCTGAACCGCCAGCTGCACTACCTGAACTTCTACACCGAGGGCAGCATCCCGGACGCATTCTGGAAGCTGCCTGAGGGTTTCACGCCCGAGCAGGTGGCGCAGGCGCAGACCATCTTCGACGAGCTCCTCGCCGGCGAGCCAGGAGAGAAGTCGAAACTGCGCTTCATGCTTGGTGGGCCTGGGGCCGGCCTGGAGAACCCGCGCGGTCAGGACCAGTGGCAGTTTCAGTTCGAGGAGTTCCTGTGGCGCATCGCCGCCTGGGCCGTCGGGGTGTCGCCGCTCCCGGTGGTGCAGATGATGAACCGGGCGACGTCCGAGCAGGCGGAACAGGCCGCGACGGACAGCGGGACGAAACCGATGATGCGGTTCCTGTCCGCGGTGTTCACGACCGAGGCCGAGCAGTTCTGGGGCTACTCTGGGATCGAGTCGGTCTGGACAGCGAACAAGGACGAGGACAGCCGGCTGATCCACGACCGCAACCGCGACATGATCGACCGGGCCGTCATCACCGTGGACGAGTGGAGGGAGGAGCTGGGCAAGGACGCGCTGGGGATCGACCGGCCGTTCGTGATGACCCCCAGCGGTCCTCTGGTGATCGACGCCGCGGCGCTGGACGCCTTCAGCGAGGTCCCCGGCGGCACGGCCGCGGGGCGGGGTGCGGTGGGAACCGGCAGCGCCCCGGAGGGCGGCGTCGATGAGGCCCGCCGCATCCTGGACGCCGCCCCCAGCCTTGACGACGGCCAGCGCCGGACTGGCGCGGCGGGAGACACCCTGGACGCGGCCCCCAGGCTCGCCGCTCTCGACATGCGCCGCTGGCGGAAGCTGGCGATGAAGGAGATCAAAGAGTCCGGGGTACTCAGGCGCGCGGTGCGCTTCAGATCCAGCGCCATCGCGAAGGCGACCCACCTCGCCATTACCGAGTGGCTCGCCGAAGCGCGTAGCCAGGACGACGTGGCATGGGCCTTCCATGTGATCGCGAAGGCGCGGAGGCCCCTGCTCGCCGCACGGCGCCGGCTGCGGCTGGAGCGCAGGCTGAAGCGCGCCGTCGCGGATCACTTCCGCGAGCGCCGCGGCGAGCTGGCCGACCTGGCCGTGCGAGATCTGGAGGCCGGCAAGCTGCGCAAGGTCGACGACGACCAGGTGGACCGCATCATGGACTGGGACGTATTCGTCGAGGCGGTCGAGGATCCGGTGAAGGACGCGTACCTCGAGGGAGAGGTCGCGGCCCGGAACGTGGGCGGGGTCGAGATCGAGTTCGGGCTGACCGACGAGGCGGCCACGGAATATGCTCAGACGCGCGGTGCGGAGCTGGTCGGTATGCGGCGCATGAAGGACGGCAGCATGATCCCCAACACCAGCGCGCGGTGGAGTGTAGCTCAGACTGTGCGTGAGAAGCTGAAGGACACCATCGCGAAAGCGCTGGAGGAGGGCTGGACGCAGGAGAGGCTGCGCGACGCCATTGAGAGCCCCTCCATCTGGGAGTCCCGTGCGCGCACGATCGCCCGCACCGAGGTAGCCTTCGCGCTGAACGCGGGGACCGCCGACGCGTACGGGAAGGCCGGCGTGGAAGAGGTCGACGTGCTGGACGGGCCGGGATGCCTGGCGGACGGCCACGACGACGCGGTGTCGGGGGTGAATGGGGAGCGGTGGCCGTTGGCGAAGTCGAGGCAGTATCCGCTCGGCCATCCCAACTGTGTACGCGACTTCGCGCCTGTAGTATAGTCTCGCCGTAAAAGCGCTCCGGGCGACGGTCCGGGGACAGCGATAGGGGGCCTGCTGGGGCCAGCACCTCAGCGGGCCCCCTTCGCTTTTCATGGAGGTAGCGATGACGGACCTCAATCGCGCGGCACTGGAGGTAGAGCACACCGAGCCGGATGCTCACCCGCTGGCGGCCTACAAGTTGTCCCGCGCGGTTCGCAAGGACGTGCTGGGCCGTTTCACCTACCACCCCCCTATCGGAGACCAGCCGGCGCGTTACGAGGAGCTGAGAGACATCGCCCTCGGATACGCCATCACCATCTGCCAGCTCTGCCCGGAGAACCGGGAGAGGTCGCTGGCGCTGACGCACCTCGAGCAGGCGGTCATATATGCCAACGCGGCGATCGCGCGGGGCGAGAAGTAAGGAGGCCGAATCCCATGGGCAAGCTGAGGCTATTCATCCCGATCGTCAAGGTGGACGAAGAGCGCCGCGAGGTCATCGGCCGCGCGACCCGCGAAGAGATCGACAGCGACCGCGAGGTCGTCGAGTTCGAGGGCAGCAAGCGCGCGTTCGCCAAGTGGACGCAGCAGTTCGACAAGAACACCGACGGGATCAGCCTTGGGAACATCCGGGAGATGCACCGCGGCTGGGCGGCCGGGAAGGTGACGGCGTGGGAGGCGGACGAGACGGACCAGAGCATCGTCATCGCCACCAAGATCGTCGACGACGCCGCCTGGGAGAAGTGCCGCGAGCGGGTCTACACCGGATTCAGCATCGGCGGGACGCCGACGCGCGAGCGACGCGAGAAGCGCGACGGCACCTCCGTGAATGTGATCAAGGAGTACGAGCTGAACGAGGTCAGCTTGGTGGACAACCCCGCCAGTCCGTCCTCGCTGTTCAGCGTGGTCAAGGCGGACGGGTCGGCGGCGGTTCCGATGGGTCTGCAGAAGATGCGGGAGCTCATCGCGGCCGAGAGCGCGGACAAGAAGGTCGGGGACGCCATGCAGGAGATGGTGCGCCGGGCGAACGATGGCGGCCCCATGGAGAAGGCCCGCGCCGTCATCTATGCGATCCAGAAGGCGGCAGGAGAGGAGCCCGACGAGGCGCCTGAAGAGGAGCCCGACGACCAGCCGGACCACGAGCCGGACGCCGGCGAGGAGCCGCCTGTCGAGAAGGGCCAGAAGGGCCGCGGGACAGACGCAGGGGCTGTGCGTGAGGTCGTTTCAGTGGTGTTCCAGGCAGACCAGTTCGATGAGGCTAAGGCGGGTGCCTACCTGCGGCGCAAGGGGTACTTCCGCCGCCACCTGGCTAAGTCCGAGGATGGGGCGCGGCTGATCGCCTTCCAGGCTCCCGATGCGAAGAGGTCCGACCCGCGCGAGCTGCCGGTGGCGAAAGGAGTCAGCGTGACTACGGCGGTCGTCTCCGACGACCCCCGCGCGCGTTTCCGCGCGGTGCTGAAACGCGACGGTATCGCCAAGGCGGTGCGCTCCGAGGGCGGGTCCATCTACGCCGGGATGCAGGCGTTGGCCGGCATCGTGCAGGCTATCGATTCCGAGCTGTTCGAGTCGATGTACGGCACCGTCTCCCCCGCGCTCCCCGACGAGGAGAAAGAGGCCGTCGTGCAGCTCACCGCCGCGGCAGAGGCGGTCCTAGAGTTCATCGCCGGAGAGTTCCAGCAGCAGCTGGATGGGGCGACCAGCGCAGCCAGCGCGATCGCCGCGAAGAGCGTCCTGGCCCTGTCCGACATCGCGGCCGTGCGGCGCCGCCCGATCCTGAAACAGGAGGGCGGCGACGAGGTCGTAGAGGACGAGGAACCGGCCGACGCGATGATGGAGAATCTCGGCAAGATCCACGAGATCGGGCACTCCCTGACGCTGGCGACGAAGCAGATGGGCGCCGCGTGCAAGGAGGGGGTGTGCAAGCAGGAGGGGGAGGACGAGGAAGATCCCCCGGCCGAGGAAGACGACGCCGGAGAGGCCGACCCGGACGGCGGCGACGCCGGTGATGAACCTCCCGCCCCCGCGGAAGGGGAAGAAGACGACGAGGAGGAGCGCCGCAAGGTGAAGCCCTCCGGAGAGATGTCCAAGGTGTTGAATGCGGTCGAGAAGGTCGGTCAGAGCGTCCGGGCGGTGGTCAAGCGCGTGGACGGGATCGACGAGCGGCTGAAGAAGTCAGAGGCGCGGCCCGACAGCGTCGGCCGGCCTGTTCAACGCGCCGAGAAGTCCCTGGGGGGCGCGACGCCCTCCGGAGACGACAGCGGCCTGACCCCGGAGACCTGCGACCGGCTCGCGGCCGAAGCCACTGAGCCCGCGGTGAAAGAGTACCTGATCCGCAAGGCCTCCACGCTCCGAATCAAGAAGCTCCAGCAGGGAGAGTGACCCCCCGATGAACAAGATCGAAGAGACCCTCGCACGAGTGCGGGCCGCCACCAAGGAGGCCCTCGCGAACCCCAAGCTGCGCAAGGCGCTGACCGTCGGGTCGGGCCTGGTCGGCCTCAACCTCGAGGCCCCGGCGCAGCAGCTCGTCCCGCTTCAATCCCCGTGGCGCCAGCGCATCGGCCGCGACCTGCAGCCTGGTTCCAACGCGATCCAGTGGAAGGCGATCACCGCCGTCGTGCAGAACGCCAAGTTCAGCACGGTGGAGGGCGCCGCGTCTAACCCGATCTCGGTGACCGTGACCCCGAAGACGGCTGCCTTCAAGATCGTCGGCACGCGCGGCAGCGTGACCCGCGAGGCCGTGGCGCACGCCCAGGGGTATGACGATGCCAAGGCGGTCGAGACCAGCAACACGCTCGATCTGGCGATGAAGCTGGAGGAGATCACCATGCTCGGCGGCAACATCACCGCGCTGGCGACTCCTACCGGTCTGGCCGTCGCCGTGATCGTGGGCGGCGGATCCCTCGCGGCCGACGCCGGCGGGTATGAGGTCCGCGTCGCGGCCCTCACGCTGCACGCGGCCAACCGCGAGCTGATCGACCGCCCGGCCTCCTACGACGGCACCCACGCCAACCTGGCGGGACGGGCCGTGCTCAACGCCAACCCGGCCGCCGACGGCTGGACCGCGGCCGCGGCGCGCGTCACCAGCGCCGCCGTCGCCGCCAACGACCGCATCAAGATCACCTGGAACCCGGTCCCGGGGGCGGCCGCCTACGCCGTCTTCGTCGACCCGGTCGCCGGCGCGGCCGAGACCCTCTCGGCGATCGTCACGCAGACCAGTATCACCCTGACGGCCTACGTGGCGGGCGGCAGCGCCCTCGCCGTGGCGGACGGAACCTCGGCCGACGCGAACATCTTCGACGGCGCCATCCCGCTCATCCACGCCGACGCCTCGGCGTACGTGAAGCACCTCAACGGCCCACTGGCGCTGAGCGGGTCCGAGATCGTCGCGATCCAGGACCTGTTCTCGGACCGCTGGGACCGCGGCAAGATCGACGAGTTCGACCTGCTCGTGAGCGGCGTCGACGCGCGGTCGATGTCGAACCTGATGGCGCAGGCCAACGGAGGCCCGACCATCTTCGTCTCGACGTCGGACCAGCAGGCGCAGTCCAGCCTGACGGTCGGCTACCACGTTGGATTCATCGTCAACGCCGTGAGCGGCAAGCGGATCATGGTGCAGGTGTTGCCGTGGCTGCCCGGCGGGACCATCGTCGCGCTGCCGACGCGCATCCCGTACCCGCGCGCCGGCATCACCGACCCGTTCCGCATGGCCGTCTCGTACGGCTGGGAACAGTACGACTACGCCGCCACGGTTGCGGGCGGCCCGAAGGACGAGTTCGAGATCCGCGAGGAGGCGGTGCTGAAGCACTACTTCCCGGCCGGCTGCGGCATCATCGACAACATCTACTTCAAGTAAGCCGGTCATACAAACCAGCAGCGCTGGTTTCACCGGGGGCGGGTCGGTATCAATCTCGTGGGGCCGACCCGCCCCCACATCCCACAGGAGGACACGATGGCGAGAAAAAAAAAGGCAGCGGAAGTGGCCGACGAGCCGGACCTTACCGATGATCAGGACGAAGAGATCGAAGGCCAGGCAGGGGCCGGATCCCGCGTGGCGATGCAGTACCCGACCGATCAGCAGCGCAAAGAGTGCCGGGCCGTCTCGGTGGCCGGGGCGACGTACAAGCGCGACGGCAACGGTCGCTTCCTGGTGCACCGCGACCACGCGCCTGCGCTCCAGACGGCCGGACTGGTGTTCTGCGACTAAGGAGTCTCGATGGCGGACCTCATCACGATCGAGGAGGCCAAGCGATACCTCGGCTTCCCGGACAAGGACGACAAGGATGAGGAGCTCGCGGACGTGATCGCGGGGGTCTCGGAGGCCGTCCGCTCCGAGACCGGACGCGACTTCGCCCTGGCTGGCACCGCCTACACGGAGCACAAGAACGGCAACGAGACCCGCGCGCTGAGGGTCCTGCAGCCGCCGATGCTGAGCGCGGCGACGACGACGGTGCGGGAGAACGGCACGCTTCTCGTCGTTGCCTCGGGGTACTCGACGAGCGCCGGCGTGGTGGTGGACCTCCCGAACGGAATCCTCTACCGCCAGAGCGGCACCAGCGACACGATCGGGGGCTCGCGCATCCCGAGCACCTGGGCGAAGGGAAAGCAGAACATCGAGGTCGTCTACCAGAGCGCGTGGACGGCGGTTCCGGCAGACATCAAGGCCCTCTGCCGCTACGCCGTGGGATTCGAGTGGAACATGGCCGACCGGAAGGTGATCGGAATCCAGAGCAGGTCGTCCGGGCAGAGCAACACCAGCTTCCTCGAGGAGCTACCCAAGCACTTCCGGCGCACGTTGGACCGCTACAAGCTGGCCTTCATGGCGGCGTGAGGGATTCGTGGCAGAAGGCTACCGCATCGTCGTCAGGGGAGCGCCAGAAGCCATCCGCGGGCTGGAGAACCGCTGGGCCCAGGTGCGGCTGGGGATGCTCAGGGCCCACCAGAAGATCGGCCTGTCCATCGCCGGCAGGATCAAGCGCTCGTTCAACACCAGCGACTACCCGAAAGTGATCAGCGGTAACCTGCGGCGCAACATCGGGTCCCGGGTCGAGCAGGGGGCGACGACCATCACCACGATCATCTATGCCGGCGCGCAGGCGCCGTACGCCGAGCCGCTGGAGTTCGGCGCCGCACCGCACGTCATCCTTCGGCGACGCAAGAAGGCGCTGCACTGGATCAGCGGAGGGGAGAGCGTGTTCGCGATGCGTGTGAACCACCACCCCGGCAACCGCCCGTACCACTTCATGCTGGACGGCCTGCTTGAGGAACGACCCCACATCGCGTCCAGATTCAGCACAGAGATCCATGCCGCGCTGCGGGGGGAGAGCACGTGAGCGACCTGATCGACGATCCAGGGGTCATCGAGAAGGCGCTGCGTCTCGTCACCGTGGCGGTCGGCACCATCCGGACCGACAACGGGTACAAGAACACCGTCCTCTATGTCGGGCGCGAGCTGCCCGGCGAGAACGACCTGGAGAGCCTGGCGATCCCGGCCGCGTTCGTGGTGCGCCGACCAGGCAGTCGGTCCCCGATCGAGTGGAGAGACGGAGACGTCTACGGGGAGCAGCTCGATGTCGACCTGATCGGCTACATCCGCACCGACGGTCGCAAGGCGGCCGACTTCGGCCTGGCAGGCCGCGGCGAGGCGATGGTGTCCGACTTCAAGAAGCTGGCGATGGCGGACCCGCACTTCGGGGACCGCTTCACCATCCACAACAGCCGCATCGTCGACAGCGGGAACGACGGCGGCACCTACGACGGCATCACGGCCGTCTGCGGGATCGGGCTGATCCTACAGCTCTACTTCGACGGGGTGAACCCGTGAGGAGGCTCGCCATGACACGAAGGCTGGTGCTCGCGTGGACCACCATCGGGATGCTGTTGATCGCCGCCCCTGCACCCCTCCACGCGGCTGGGACCCACTTTGAGATCATCGCCTCGGGGGCGCAGACGGCCAGCGCGTCCGGGGCCGGCATCCCGGTCATCGGCATCACGGAGATGGCCGTCTTCTTCGACTGCACGGCCAGCAGCGGCACCGGGGAGACGCTCGACGTGTTCCTCCAGTCGTCGGCGGACGCCGGCGTCACCTGGCACGACATCGCCTACGAGTATGCGGTGACCACGGACGGGGATGGGACCGAGACGGCCCCGACCGAGCTGGATCGCGACTTCGTGTACC